AATCTAATCTTATATTTATCTTTTTCCATCTGGTCTTACATTGATTCTTAATGTACCAAATCGCCAATTACTACCTAATTCGTCACTTTCTATTTTAATGGAAGATTGTCTACCTCGTATTCTTGAATTATAAAAAGCTGTCGTATTTGACACTGTTATAACCTCTCCTGTAGTCTTAGAGCTATTAGGATAATCTCTAGCTGATAAAGTAATAGTCGCATTACCGGTTTGATTTTTAAAATCTGGTATAACTTTATTAATAAAAGTAAAATTTTCTCCATCAGCAATATCTCCATCGCCTGATTGTATGTAAGCAGTAATCGCTGATCCATCAGCATCAACTCCATCTTCATGGCGATAAATTAAAGAACGACCTGGTGTTAGACCATATATTGTAGAATATACATTAGCTGTAGAATTAGAAAAATATTCTGTAGCTAAAGGATTTTGTTCTACACCATTATCTAAATAAGAGCTTCTTGATAAATTACCAAAATACCAACTATTTTCTAAATGATTATAGATTACGTATTTATCTATAAAATCAGATGAAGCTGAACAATAATACCAAATTACTTCAGAAAAATCAGAAGTTTGACCAGCATAAACTTGAGGATACTGCGTTTTATTTATATCATCAAATACATGATTTAATATAGGACAAGGTATTTCTTGAACAGCACCTGCAAATCTAAAGAATTGTCCATCAGACATCCAATAAGCTATGTCATCTATTACGATTGCACTATTTAATCCAAGAGTTCCGCAATCATTACCGAGTTGACGAAAACCAAATATAAAAGGTGGACCAATAAAAGACATTGATTGAAGTGCTGTATCTGTCCATACAAGTATTGTTCCTTTTGCAGCTTTAGCTGCTCTTATTTCACTACCACCCGCAATTCTTTGTGAGCCCGCTGAGTTAGTTGCATTAGGCGCCCAAAAATTATAATTTTCTTGATCTGACCATCTTATAAATAATTTATCTTGTGTACTAGGTGTACCAATAGTAGTTTCTGTTCCCATACAAATTAAATGTCTAGTTTCTGTAGATACTAATGATAATGTAGAAGCTGTAGGAGCATTTGCAATCTGTGTAGCTGGATTATCGCTCATTCCTCCTGTTTGATCCCATTCATAAGTAGCTCCATCTCTTTGAGTTAATATTAAATCTTCTCCCCAATTATTCAAAGACCACTGTCTCATATCTAAAGTTACTTCTGAAGAAGTTCTAGGAGTATTCCATGTACTTTCTGAATATGTACCTGCTGACCAACCGTATCCAAAAGTTTGTACACTTGGTCCAATATTAATCTGATATTCGATATCAGCATTTGCTGTATCAGTAACTGTAGATGTAGCTGTACCAGGTGTAGTTATTGTATAAGCATTTGTGTTATTAACACTTACAATTTCAAATTCATTTTCTAAATCAGTGGTAGTAATTCCTCCTACGTTTGCTGATACATTTGAAATAGTTATAAAATCACCTAAAATAGCTCCATGATTAGAATGATTTACTATTACATTAGAGCTAGTATTAGAAGTAGTAAATACAGTAGTTAAACTATTGGATTGTCTAATAGGAGTAATATCTTGATTAGTACCACCTTGATAAACATAAACTTTTCTATCTCCACCAAATGCTTGATAACGTGTACCATTTAAACTAATCCAAGAAGCTAATGTTGAAGGTCTTCCTACATAATAATCTTGACTAAATTTATTCCATCCTCCAATTTTTTGAGGTAAACCTTTTCTAAATCTAATTTTATCGCAATCTGTCCATCTACCTTCTGCACCTGTTTCGGTGTTTTCAGTATCTAAACCAGGTTGAAAATTTAATTGTGTTAATGGCATATTAACATAATTATACAGTAAAATTAATGTAATTCTATATTTTTTTTTGCAGTATTAAATTCCAAGATAAATTATCTATTAATTCATCTATATTAAAATCTTTTTTATTACTAGATTTAATATATTCGTGTAATTCCTCTAAATCAAATAAAACCCATTCTTTTTCAGCTTCAAATACCATTTTATCTGCTTTTGATTTAAAGTATCCTACTTTTTCTAATCTATCTTTAGAGGGTTTTAAAGGCCTAATATCAAATTTAAAAATTTGATTACCATTTTTAAGTCTTCCTTCTATATCCCATATTTCGTTTTTTCTTTGATTTTCTGAAGGATAAGTAATATCTGTTAAATAATTAATAAATGACTTCATTAATTATTTTTTTTAAACCAAGATGGTAGACCTAAATGAGGACGCTTATCAAACATATTTTCTTTAGCGCCAGGTGTTTCACGATTATTATAATGAAGAAACACTTGTACGCATTCATTACCTTTAAATGGTTTTCGCCAATGTTCTAATTCACAACCAGAATATACTAACATATCTCCTTGTTTTAAATTTACTTCAATACCTTTCATTCCTTCTTTACCAGATGGCTCTAAATAAATTGGCCAAGCATCACCACCTAAATTCATAGTAGTTGATATTTCACAACTAAATCTATCTTTATGTCTTTTAAGTTCATCACCTTTTTTATATATTCTTGCATAAGTATAAGCTGGATATAATTTTAAACCTGTTGTTTTTTCCATAATCGGTTGACATTTTAATAATAAAGTTTCCATAGCTATATCTGAATAACAAGAATACGTGTTTGGAATCTGTTCATTCTCGCCTTCATAGTAACCTAATAAAGTTTCGTATGGAGAAATATATCTAGCTTGACGACAAGTATCGAAAACTTGTTTTTGCATTGCAAAATAATTTGCAACAAAAACCGCTAAGTCTTTTGATATAGCTTTTTTAATAATTGTATATTTATTTTTTTTAAATGACATCTTTAGCCATTCCTTTCGGTACCGCTTGTATATTCCAATGTATAAATCTAAATGGTTCTATTCCATAATCAATTGCAAATTCATGTTCTAAATATCCTGGAAATATAAATAACGTTCCTGGTTTAGGTTTAAAATGAATTAAATCTGCACTTGGTAAAACTTTAGTAGTATCTTTCATTTTTAATTTTGTAGTCCGAGCACCAGTTCTAGGATCATGAAATATAGGATACGATGTTTTTTCACTAGATTTTAAAAAGTAAAATCCAGATACATGTTGATTCCAATGTATATGAGCTGAATGATTTCCTCCGCCATTTTTAGCAAACTCTTGTACCCAAAGTTCAGAAAACATAGTTGTATATTGTTGCATATCAAAACCTTGCCAATCTAAAAACTCCCAAGATTTTTGACCTACATAATTTCTAAAATCAAAAAAATCATTATCTGCTAAAAGAGGTGTTGAATGATAAGACGTTCCGAAATCACCGTATTTTTTAATAAAATCTTTTTTTTCTTTTTTTGCATTTTTAATATATTTATCAGAAGCTTTATTTAAAGACTTAATAAAATCTGGTTTATATTCTACCCATATAGGTGTTTTAAAATTTTCTAATAATTGCATTTTAATTCCTATTACATTCAGGACCATGCCATTTTAAATTATGTCCATTAATTTCTTTAAAAAAAGTGATTAACGTTAAACGTTCTTCATCTAAATCCTTTTCAATAAATTTTTGTGCTGCATGCATTTGTTGACTATCAAAAATAATTATTCTATTTTTTCTAGATTTAATAGATATAGTTTCTTCAAAGTTATCATTATTTTCTTCTAAATATTTAAGTTCATTTTTAAATTTTTTTTTAATATATATTTCTTTTTTCTTTTCTGTATTTTTAAGAGTATTAAAATTTTTAGATTCAAATATAGAAGTTCCACACTCTTTATGTTTTGACAGATAAATTATAGCAGTTAAAATCTCAACATCTTGATGAATCCAACCAGGATTTGTGTAATCTTTAGATATTTTTTGAAATGTTGAATGTGCATTAAAATATATATTTTCAAAATTAAATGGCCAAAGTAACTTTATTATTTTACTTGTTACAAAGTTAAATAAATCTACATTAATTTCGTGTAAAGGCAAGCTTCTTTTTCCTGGCCAACGTCCTTCTTCATTAGAAAAATATTCTAATTGTTTAGCGTAATTAATTACTTCATCAGGATTTCTAAAAAAATTATCATATATTAAAGTAGGTATTAACATTTTATTTAAAAGGATAACCAAGGTTCCACATAACCAATGAATATCTTACTCCTTTCGTTACAGGTTTAACTCTATGCCATACAAATGAAGGAAATACAATAATAGAGCCTTTAGGTAAAATTTCTTTTGCCTGTTTTAAATGTTTAGCTTCTTCTCTCATATGAGGTTCATAGTTTCTAAAATCAAATTCTAATTCACCTCCTTCATATTCCGAGCCGTCTGTAAGTTGACAAGTCATTGAAAGTTTTCTGACTTTTCCGTATTCGGGACCTTGTTTATCATAAGGTTTATTCCAATCATCACAATGCCAGTCATAATATTGATTTAATTTATATTTTGTAAATTGACAGGACTCTGATCTACTCCATTCAAAATTCCAATTTGCAGCTTTATTTGCATAATTGACATATGGATGTAATTCTTTATATATCCAAGGATCATTTAACCAAACTATATCAGAGTTTCTTTTTTGTTTTAAATTTTGTATCTGTTCTTTTGATAATTCTTCGTCTTCAAAGCCGCCAGTTCTAGCCATTGTTTCTGATTGTGATAAACCATATTTAATAATGTCATCACATAATTTTGGTGGTATTGCAGAAGTAAAATACCAATAATGATTAATCAAATTCATAAATCTATTTTAGATACAAGTTTTTTTTCATCTACAAAATACACATAATCTAATTCACTTTTTTTTAATAATTCTAATGCTTCTTCTTTTTTATGAACTAAAGGCTCTCCAGCTAAATTAAGACTTGTATTTAATAGAATAGGACACTTATTTAATTTATAAAATTTTTTTAATAATGTAAATAAAAAACCTTCAGAAATTGTTTGAATTCTACAAGAGTTATCTACATGTACTATACCTGGAAATAAATTTTTTGTTTTATCTTTACATTTAAAATTTACTGTCATATTTAAAGATTCATTTAAATTAAATGTATAAAAATAATCTTTAAATTTTTCTTTTAAAATTACTCCTGCAAACGGTCTATACCATTCTCTTTTTTTAATTTTGTTAATTATATCTTTACAATTTTTATTTCTAGGATCAAATAAAATTGACCTATGTCCTAATGCTCTAGGACCTGCTTCGGGTGATCCATCAAAAATAGCAACACTTTTTTGTTTAGATAACAGTTTGCAAATATCTTCTTCAGTACATTTTACACCTTTGTTTATTTTGTTATTTTCGTAGTAGTGATAAAAATTATTTTTTGGTTTTATAATTTTATTATCTTTAGTTAAATTTCTATATTTATAATAAGCAGCACCTATCGAAATTCCTGTGTCATCAGATACTGGTTCAAAATAAAAATTTACTTCAGGTAAGTTTTCTAAATAAAAATTATTTGCCACTACATTTAAACCATATCCACCAACTATACATACATTTTTTATTTTAGTTTTTTCAACGTATTTCTTAATTAATCTTAAAACTTCTTTTTGAGTTTCTACTTGCACATGTTTTGCTTTATCTGCGTAAAATTGATAATTATCTTTATTAATATCTTTTGTAATTTTATCTTGAGCACCTTTAAAAGTACAAACACTCTCTTCACCATCATAATCAATTAGGTTATTAAAATAATTTGATATAGGATTACCCTCTAAAAAAAGAGAAGGATAGTTTTTATCTTTTCCATAAGAAGACAATCCCATAGTTTTTCCATTTTCTAATATATCTTGTTTAATTAAAACAGTTGCTGCTTCATAAACTTTAACAATAGAATATTCGTTATCTATATTAATTTCACATTTTGGATAATAATTTTCAATTAATTTTTTTAAACTATCTTTATTTGTAGCTTTGTGTGGATTAGTCCAAAAAGATTTGTATATTGGAATAAAGTTATCGGGATAAGAACATAAAAAAACAGTTTCAGATTCTCTACAAGTTTCTGTATCGTTATTAAAAAATATTGAGCCGTTTCTATCTATAACAAAAGTTAAAGCTTTTTTAAAACCACTATTATAAAAAGCTGAAGATGCATGACATAAATGATGTGTAAGAGAAGAAAAATTTTCCATTTCTAAATTAAATATATTTTTTATATGTTTTTTAAAAATATTGTAAGAGCCACTATAATTTGAAGGAGTGCAATATAGTATGTGATCTATTTTTTCTAGATTTTTATTTTTATATAATTGTAAACTTTTAAGGGAAGATTTATCTCTTTTTAATCTACTTAATCTTTCTTCTTTACAAAAAAATTCTATCTTTCCATTTTTAACAACACACACAGAACTATCATGTGTAATGTTAAATGCTAAAACCCTCATTTATTATATCTTTATATCTTATAGTTAGTATAAAATTTAAATTTTCTTTTTGATGATTAGATATAATATAACTATTTGTAGAGGGAAACATAATAAACATATTATTTTTTAATTCTATATCCCAGTTTTGATTTTTTATTCTATTATTATCATAGTTAATTCTTACAAGACATTGATTTACATCTACCCCATAAAGCAATGTAAAATCAGATGAATTTTTAAGGTCTAACAAATCACAGCCTAATAAAGGTAATGTTAATTCATTTGATTTATAATAGTTTCCAAATGTTGTTTGATTAATAATTCTAATATTATAATTTAAAAAAATGTGTTCTTTTATATATGTATTTAATTTATCCCAATCTTTTGAAAATTTAAAACTTTTATTAACTAAAGAAAATTCTAAAATATGTTTTGATAATTTATCTCTATTAATTTCAAAACCAGCAGGCATTTTTACATCACCATAATATAAAGCCTGTTCAGATAAAATTTGTTTTTTCACAAAAAAAATTAATTAAAATTATCTGTTAAATCCCAAGTTTGATTAGTTTCATTCCAGATATAACCCCAACCATGAGTACCCGCCGCTATTTGATCGTTCTGTTCCTGTGTTAATGTTGGAGCATCTCCTATTGGAGACTGCCATCTTGCTTCTGAAATATTTTTTACCCAAGAAGGATAAGGTTGTGAATGCCAAAATATTTGATTATCTTCATCCCAAGTCATACCTATTCCTGCGTAATTACCCCTAAACGGAGTTCCACCTAGTCTATGTTTATTATTGAATGTGTTATATGAAGTTTGAATCCATTTGTTTGCAGGCCAATTATTATGTTGTTCTAAATATTGTTGACCTACTGTTTCATCTTCTACATTACTAGAATTTAGCATGTTAGAATCATCTAAAGTTAATACTTGAATAACTTGATTATCATTATTTATTTTTGCGAAATGTGCCATAAATTTATTATATATATTTTAAAATTAATGTCTACTATTGGAATTTATATCTAATAATAACAATTCCAGAGCCACCGTTTCCTGCATCGCCTGAAATACCCCATCTTCCAGCGCCGCCTCCGCCGCCTGTGTTTGATGATCCAGATTGTCCTGAGGTAGAAGGGTTAACTCCAGCGTTTCCTCCGCCGCCAGCTCCTCCAAGTCCTCTTGCAGTTGGAGGTCCGTTAGTTCCTCCGCCGCCACCGCCACCTCTTGTGACAGGACTATTATTTATTGAAGAAGTTACTCCACTTCCACCATCTCCGCCATTTTCGGATGGAGCTCCAGCTTGACCTGCAGCGCCTGTTCCTCCGCCGCCGCCTGCTCCTTGTGAACCACCGCCACCGCCATTGCCTCCATTACTACCTTGAGGTGGACTTACTGGAGGTGAGTTTCCTCCTCCACCAGAACCTCCATCTTTTCCACCTCCGCCGCCAGAACCTCCAGAGCCTCCGTTTGAATTATATTTTGCACCACCTCCGCCTCCTGCAGATGTAATAGAACTAAAAGTTGAACCCGAACCAAAAGATGGACCAGGAGCTGGACCTTGGTCTCCAGTTCCTCCGTTTGAATGTCCAGTGCCTCCGCCACCTATTGAAACAGGATAACCTTGTGCTGCAACTGGTAATGCAGCTACACCACTACCTTTTGGAGATGCTGAATAACAACCTGAAGCTGCTCCAGATGATTCTCTATAACCACCTGCTCCTCCGCCGCCAGATCCTCCTCCTGCTCCTCCGCCAATTACCAAATAATCGACTGAATTAGATCCTCCAGAGTTTCCTGCACAAGTTACTGTAAAAGTACCTGGTCCTGTAAAAGTATGAATTTTGTAATCACCTACAGTAGATATTGATCCTCCTGTTGCTGCTACAAACAGAGCTTTTTCAGATCCTCTAAATTGGCCAACTGAAATTTGTCCTGAACCAGGAATTGGCCCATTAGGAGCTGGTGAACCTGCAGGTACAAGAGGACCTCCTGAATAATATTCACTTAGTTGTATAGGATTAGATCCACCGAATTCAGTTTGAATGTCGCTTAGACTTGTATTGGAAGTAGGGACTGGCATTTATTACTCTCCCTTTTTAATTAAATTATCTACTTGATCTGATAATTTTTTTACCGCCTCTATTAGTAAACATGTTAATCTGTCATACTTAACAGCTTTAATTCCATCAGGTCTTTGGGCAACAGCTTCTGGTAAAACTTTTTCTACTTCTTGAGCTATTACTCCAACATCTTTTTTTCTAACAAAATAGCCATCTTCGCCACCTTGTTTTTTAATCCATTCATCTTTCCAATTAAATAAAACTCCATTTAATTTTTTCAATGCTTCTATTGGATCTGGAATATTTGTAATATCTTCTTTTAAAGCAACATCAGAAGAATAAAATGCAGTAATATCATCTGTCGCACGAATTTGTCCTGTAGTACCAGATGCAGCAGTTCCAACTCCAAAAGAATCAAACTGTACACCGTCTGTAGTTGTAAGTCCTAAAGAAGCTCTAGCAGTAGCACCTGATTCGGCAACAAAAGCAGTTCCATTACCAACTAAAAAATTTCCATCGGTTACTGCAGCATTAGATACGTTATCTAATTTTGCATCATAAGCTTGTACTTGAGAACCTACACCAATAACATCAAACATTGTAGATCCGTCGGTATAAACGATAGTTTTTTTTCCTTGAGTTAAAACAACTCCTGTTCCTCCAGTAGGAGCAAAAGTTAATGTTTGTGATCCTGTTGTATTGTTAAATACAGTATAATTAGTTTCTACAGCGTCTGTAAAAACATGAATATCGCCAGTAAGTGCACCAGTAAATTCTAAAACAGCATTGTGTACTTGATCATCTGTTGTAGAATCATCTGTATTAGTTGTAGAATTATTAGATGTTAAAGTTACATTTGCACTTCCTGAAACATCAACTGCTTGATAACCTTTTGTAGATGAATCAATTCTGTTAAAAACATAATTTACTAAATTTCCCCAAGTTCCTGAATTCTCTCCGGAAGCTTGTCTCTCTAATTTTAATCTCGATGTAAAACTTGATGGCATAATTTTTTATACTCCATATTTTAAATAATGTAAATAATATATATTTGTATTCATTTGTCTAGTGAATATTAGTCCAAGTTTCAGTAATATTTCCTGTAATTGGATCCCAAAATTTAAGCGATGTAACGTTTGTATTAGCTTGATTTCCACCAATAGATATAAAGTTTTCAGAATTAGGTACTATACTAGCAGAGCTAATAGTTACTCCATTTCCAGTAAGTGTTAATATTTGATCTGTAGTTAAAGTAATAGTATTAACAGTTGAAGTTAATTCTTCTCCTGTAATAGAAATAAAGTTTTCAGAAGTTGTAGAAATATTACCTAAATTAACTACTAATTGTTGGCCAGTAATACTTGTAAAAGAAGCACTTCCAACACTAATATTACTTACTTCAACATTAGCTTCAAATGTAGGAGTATTTATAGTTATAGATCCTCCTGCAGCTACAGCAAATACATTAACTGTTGCCGATATTAATTCTTCTCCATTTATAGGTATAATATTATTTGTACTTAATGTAACATTTCCTTTAGTGATTGTTAAATCTTCTCCACTAATTACTATTGGAGCACTACCAGTAACAGTTACATTATTTAAAGTTGAAGTTACTTCTTGTCCATCTTCTATAAATACAACACCAGAACCAGATACTATTCCAGTTAAATCTTCATTCCACGCACCTTCGTTCCATTCATCTCTACTCCAACCAAGACCTGCATTAAGATTTACTGATAGTTGTTGACCAGATATTATAGCACTTGTACCTTCTGATATTGTAATAGTATTAGAAATTATTCCAAGTTCTTCACCTGAAATAATACTTAGAGAGCTAGCACTAATATTTGTATCATTTATTAATAATGATAATTGTTCACCATTAATATTAGTAAATGATTGACCTGATAAAATTATATTTCCATCAGAAATATTACTTTGGTTTCCAGTTACAGAAATCCTTGCATCGGGACCTGTATTCCAATCATAAGAGCTCCATTCTTGTCGACCCCAACCTGATCTTATATCAGCATCAACTGTTATAGTTCCTAATGAAACAGAAAGTTCTTGCCCTTGAAGTTGAGCTCCAGAAAAGGCATTATTCCAGGTACCTAAATTCCAATCACCACTGCTCCAGGTAGATGCCATAAGGAATTATCTCCTTATGCTATTCTGATTAAACCGTTAGTAGCGTCAGCGTTAGGAAACTGTAACTCAAATGTACCGTTAGTAGAAGTTTTTACACCACCAAAATCTAAAACTGCAATTGCTGAATTAGCATTTGTAAAATTATAGATTAATGCAGCTTGAGCTGAAATAGTTGCGTTTGCAAATGAAACGTTATCAGCATCAAAAATTGCAGTAGTACCATCTGTAGAGATAGTAACACCAGTTAGTGTTGCACCGCCAATTGTATAATTAGTACCGCTATCTGAAATTTCATTTGCAGTAATATACGTTGCAGTATTTTGGTTTAAAGTTGCAGTGTTGTCATAAAGTGCGCACTTTAATGTAGCCGATTCTAAGTTTGCACCAGGCGACATTAAGTCTTGTTTAAACGACACTGTTATCGCTTGTTCTATTGCCATATTTATTGTCCTCCAGTTAATGTGTTTTCGCCTAGTGGACTACCTGGAAACT